GTATATGCAGCAGGTCTTTTGGGACAACGTGATCCCTTTGATAGAGGAGCAGGGTGGTATCAAAACCATCTCTCTAGAGCATCAATCCTTACAAGATGTTTTACAGACTCCCTTTTTTCAGCATACTCTGGTAGACTCTTGGAGTAGTAGACCACACATCTGTGCGGACTACTGCGGAAAGAAGAGACTTAGCAATTGATGCTGATGTTCTTTTCTATATAATATAACATCATGCGAATCGTTCATCCCTTCGGGGACGCAAGTAAGTCGCGGAACGGAGCCGTTCATCCCAATGCTTGATATACTACTGTATACCTCGCTCACATGTCAGCAAGCCGATAGCATTATGCTACGGATGAAAGCGAATGAGGATCTTCCTCTTTCGTTGAAAGTTGAACTTGTAGAGACCATGAAGGAGGCAACTCCTGAGTGTTATTGGGACGCAAACGACTAAAGGAACGGACCTAAAAATCCAACTACTTTAGGAGTACCTACAGTGAACACACTAAAAATGATCCAGAAGCAGATCAACAAAGCATCTGCTCTTCACGACGCACAGATTACTCACACCTCATATCGTGGTGTTCAGTATGATACCCGTTGTGTAGAAAGCAAAGAGTCTCACGGGACTTTCTGCTATCGTGGAAGCACTTACAAAAAGTGAGAAACATTTGCTAGACAAATGATCTTATAACTAAGGGAAGGTTTGACACCTTCCCTTTTTTGTTTTATAATAAAACCATGGAACGAGACAAACTCAAGATCATTGTTTCCGATTTGGAAATGCTTCTCAGTGCTCTCAAAGCAGAGGTCTACTCTGACGTGGAGTCTTATCGTTTCGACGAGTGTGACCCTGTTGAGCAAAACTACGACGAAATTTACGAAGGTCCATGACAGTAGAACTTATCAGCGTTACTCCTGATTCTGAGCAGATGATGGCGTACATTGCTCGTGTGAGCAATCCTGCTAATCAAGAGAATGAAAAGTATTCTGGTCTACTGAAGTATTGTATCAAGCACAACCATTGGAGTGTGTTTGAGCAATCAACAATGACTTTGGAGATCTTTACAACTAGAGCAATCGCAGCTCAAATTTTGAGGCACCGTTCATTCACATTCCAAGAGTTCTCCCAAAGATATGCTGACACTAAATTGCTGAAGGATAACATTCCTCTTCCTGCAATGCGTCGTCAGGATACTAAGAACAGGCAAAATAGTATTGATGATTTGGATCCATATACTGTTCAGAAATTAGAGTTACAGATGCAAACTCTATTCTCCTCTGCACAATCGCTTTACAATCAGATGCTAGAGGAGGGGGTAGCAAAAGAATGTGCAAGAATGGTGCTTCCACTCTGTACACCCACCAAAATTTACATGACAGGCTCATGTAGGTCATGGATCCATTACATCAATCTGAGGTCTGAAAATGGCACTCAGAAGGAGCACATGGACATCGCCCATGCATGTAAGAAGATTTTCATTGAACAGTATCCTTCTGTGAGTGAGGCATTGGAATGGGTAGAATCTGCGGAATAAATCTGTCGCATAATGGATCTCTTGCCATCCTTGAGGATGGTGAGGTCCAATTCTACATTGAAGAAGAAAGATTGAGTCGTGTCAAGCGGGATAGGTCTGCTCTGACTGCTGCGACTCAATTTTTAGATGATTCTATTGGTGTGGTCACTATATGTGACTGCTATACCACATACAATTTGAAAAAATACCTGTTTAGAACCAAGCAGGCAAACAAAATCATTGATCTAGTCAAGGAAAGAGGACTTCCTCTAAAAGATTATCGTGACAGGCATCATGAATGCCATGCAGCGAATGCATATTACAACTCTGAGTTCAAAGATGCTGCTGTCATCGTCATGGATGGTAAAGGTTCTCTACACCATCATAAAGATCTGAAGTTCTGCGAGACTGAAAGTATTTTTGACGTAAACGACGGAAAGTTTGAGTCAGTCTTCAAACATTACTCTACGTTCTGGAGCGAAGATGAGTCTAAAAAGTTAGGTTCTTCTTTCTGGGATGGTAAAAACTTTTACAGTAATAGGACCAGCGTTGGTCAGGCGTATCGTAGAGTGTCACGATACTGTGGGTTTGATGAAACTGATGCTGGTAAGACCATGGGTCTGTCTACGTACGGTGCAGCACCCATAGATCTATTTGAGATTGACAATGGACATAGCGTGTGCTCTACTGAACTCAGTCCAGAAGGTAATACCACCAGGTATACTGGACATGAGTGGCACCCTGAAGACTTAGCATATCGATTACAAAAGTCTGCTGAGGAACATGCTATGTTCATGCTTGAGAAAGCATATGAATTGACCGGTAAGGAGAACGTGGTTCTTACAGGAGGATTTTTCCTCAACTGTATTGCTAACCACCATCTCCTAAAAACTGGTATAAATTTGTATGTAGATCCCCTTGCTTATGATGGCGGTCTTGCCATCGGTTCTGCTCTATTAGAACATTATGAGAACACTGTACCTCGGTCCTGAATACGATCTTTCTTTTGTTGACGGTGAGGATGTAACTTACAAAGATGTAGCAGACATCATCGCAGCTAAAGAAGTAGTTGCAATGTTCCAAGGGAGATCAGAGGCAGGTCCTCGTGCTCTTGGAAATAGATCTTTGTTGTATGATCCTCGTGATCATGAGGCACAGAAGACCGTCAACCTAATCAAAAAGCGTGAGCACTGGAGACCATTTGCTGCCAGTGTCATGCTTGAATATGCAAACGATTGGTTTGACATGCGTGGACTTGATGAGTCACCGTTCATGATGTATGCCATGGATGCACGTCCAGTTAGTTGGCATTTGATTCCAGGTGTCCTGCATATTGATAAGACTTGTCGTATTCAAACTGTTACTGAGCAGCAGAACGAGCACTACTACAAACTAATCCATGCATTTTGGGACAAGACAGGCATCCCAATGCTGTTCAACACCTCATTCAACCTGGCAGGTGAACCATTAGTAGAGTCTCCGCAGGATGCATTCAAAACATTCTATGGGTCTGACATACCATACCTATACTTTCCAGAGGTCGGAAAGCTGGTGCGAAAATGACTTTTCAGTTACAGAAAAGTGGGAAAAAAACTCGGGCAAAAAATTTGCTCCTAGGGTTGAACCTGTCTAATAATGGATCTGCTTGTCTACTTGAGGATGGTAAACCTGTTTGGTACCTGGAAGCAGAACGTGTTTCCTATGTGAAATATGACTATGACATCAGGTCTATCCTTGATATGTTGCCTGAGGGAATAGAACATATTGCTTTGGCAGATTCCTTTTGGAAACGTGGTGACAAGCAGGTTGATAATATCAAGATGTTGTCTGCTGTCAAGAGAAAGTTTCCTGGTGCTACACTGTATGACTACAGAAAGAAGCATCATATGACACACGCTGCATGTGGTTTTTACAACTCAGGATTTGAGACTGCCACTTGTATTGTGGTTGACTCTAATGGATCAAAGACACCTGAAGGTCTAGAGATAGAATCTATTTTCTTTGCTCCTACTTGGGGTGTAATCCATAAGACCATGTTCTCTCCTGATAATATTGGTTTTGGTAGGAGATTTGAAGAGGCATGCGTTCAATATGGATGGCACTACATGGATGCAGGTAAGGTTATGGGGAAGAGTGTTTATGATTCTGAACCTGCCAAGTCTTTGCAGGCAGAGTGGGAAGAGAGGGTGTTAGAACTGATCCGTATGGCACCTACAACAAATATTGTCTTTGCAGGGGGATGTTTCTTGAATTGTGTAGCAAACTACAAAGCATTGGGAAGATTCCCTGATCACAGGTTCTATGCAGAACCACTAGCAAACGATGGAGGCACTGCCATGGGTGCTGCGTACTTGGCATATCATGGCATCAATTGACATCTTAGATATCAGTGCATCTATTGGTTGCAACCTTCAATGTAAGGGTTGTAATCATTTCAGTAACTATTTTGCTCCTGGTAGTAAGGTAGACACTGATAGTTTGCTTGATGACATAGCAACTCTATTGCCTAGGGTAAATATAGGTAGAGTGTCCGTCATTGGTGGCGAACCACTACTAAATCCCCGTTGTGAGGAGATTGTAAATGCATGTACAACACACACTGATTCTCCTGTCTATCTCTACAGTAATGGTCTATTGCTCCTACAGAATGAAGCATGGATCAGAAAGAGTCTAGAGAATCCACAAATATTTCTTAGGATTAGTATTCATCTACCAGAAGTAGAACAGATCATCAAAGAGTTCAACCACCCTAAGGTTCTTGTTACTGAGCACCATACTGGTAAAGATAGGTGGTTCAACTCTATCAAGAAGAGAGATGGTAAGGTCTATCCTTACGAGCATAAGAATCCAGCAAAGAGTTTCAAGGTTTGTTCTTGTCCTAATGCACAGTTGTATGATGGGAAACTGTGGAAGTGTCCCAACACAGCATTTCTGAGGGAACTATTATATGTGACTGATCAACAGGATGATCCTGAGTGGCAGGAGTATCTTGTCGATGGTGTTCCTGTCGATTGTAGTGATGATGCATTGACAAAATTTTGTAATAATAGTAGACTTACTGAAAGTGTATGTAACATGTGTACTGCCAAACCGATAAAGTTCAGTGCTGCACTGCAAGAACGGAGTAAACGAAAGGTTATTCCTTCAAAATAAATAACCAAAACTACCCTCACATGCCAACATATCCTGTAAAACATCTGACAACAGGCGAGACAAAAGAATTGTCAATGAAAGTTGCTGACTATGATCAGTGGCGTAAAGACAATCCTGATTGGGACAAAGATTGGTCTAAAGGAACTGCCTCTGCCGTTAGTGGTACAGGTGACGTTTACAGTAGGACTGATGGTGGATGGAATGAAGTTCTATCAAAGGTTGCACAAGTTCCTGGTTCACGAGTCAAACCCCAGAAAACTACACACTCATGACAGCACGTCGTAAGAAGCTTTCTTCATCTGTTGGTGCTGGCATGACTGCCAAGCAAATGCGACGTAAGAAACCAATCAATTCTGATTCGATGGTAGAAATCCTACCAATCACAGATAATCAGGAGACGGTATTCCAAAAGTACACAGACGATCAGAATCTATTTCTTTTCGGGTGTGCTGGTACTGGTAAAACATTCATCACTCTTTACCTGGCATTGAGAGATGTGCTTGATCCTTTGACGCATTATAACAAGGTAGTTCTTGTTCGGTCACTGGTGTCAACACGTGAGATCGGATTTCTTCCTGGAGACCACGAGGATAAGTCTGCTCTTTACCAAATTCCTTATAAGAATATGGTGAAGTATATGTTTGAGATGCCTACGGACAATGACTTTGAAATGCTTTGGGGTAACCTGAAAGCACAGGAGTCAGTGACGTTCTGGTCTACTAGCTTTATCCGTGGTACTACGCTGGATGATGCTATCATTATCGTAGATGAGTCTCAAAACCTCAATTTCCACGAACTTGACAGCATCATCACTCGTGTGGGTGAAGGTTCTAAGATCATGTTCTGTGGTGATGTGGCACAGACTGATCTTGTCAAGACCAATGAGAAAAATGGAATCCTAGATTTCATGAAGATCATCCAACGCATGCCAGAATTT